TTAGAGAACAAGGAAAAAATGATTCAATTCTTCCAGGAGAATTTATCTAAAGAAATTAAGAAGATTCATTATTCGGCGGATCCTGAAAATATCTGATTTGTTTTTTCTGCGATTAATCTCATCAAGAATTATTACCTGTACTTCACATAGATAACCCTTGGGTATGCAACTGCCATCCCCATTTTCAATCTTTTGATCTTGCCATGCTTGGGCAATACCTAACCCAAAATATATTGTCTCAAGTTGTTCTGTTGTAACCTTCATCCTTACAGGATACCAGAACTATTATTTTGTCAATCTATCTATCCACTTAGTCCTATGATTACAAACCCAATCCAAAAGAGCCCGTTCAAACCCTACATCCCTTCCTTCCCGTTCACTCATATACCATTTATTTTTTAAAATCTCTTCCCTTTCTTCTGAGAATCTTTTATATAAATCAGAGTTTTTAATCATTTCTGAAATTCCGCTTGCTATCCCTTTCCCGCTACTTTGACTGCTTATATAGATATTTATTCACTTTTTCTTCAAAATTATACCTTTGCAATCTGTTTTTGTAAATTTATTGGGTTGACTAATATAATATAAAAATTTAACAACATCTTTCAGCTCTTCCACTTCTTTTTCAAGCTTGGTAATTCGTTCCAGAATCTTTTCTTTCTTTAGATTCACTTTAAGATTTAATATAAAATCTTGCGTTCCAGTTTAAATAATAAACTGGGAATTTTTTGGCTATATTTATGGGCCAATCTTAAAGCCATTTTTACAGGCTTGTTATAAACATTATTCAAGATTTTATAAGATAGTTTGCTTACCTTTTCACTATGAAGTCGCATTTCTTCTGCCCACTTATGTTCCATGAGTAGTCTTTCAGAATAAGTCTTATCGTCTTCTCGTTTAGCATTTACCAATTTTATGCTTTTAACTTTTCCTTTGACCACATGTGCTTTATAATCAATTGTGTAATATCTGCCATCTTGGTTTGCTTTTTCATAAGCATAAAACTCCACATCTCCAGTATGAGATGTTTTTTCCCATGTTCTGCTGTGTACTTTTAATCGAAAAGATCCAAATTGTTTTCCGTATTTTTTAATATCTTCTGCTTTTTCTTCCGGTGTGCTTTCCCTGTATTCAATAGTTTCCACAAACAAATCTCCGTTCTTTTTAATTGTATAAGTAAGCAGTGCATTCTGCAAATCCTTGGTTTGATATTCCAGTGATGACAAATTAAAATCTTTTCCAAGAAATTTTTGAATAAACTTATTGGTGGGCAGCTTTGTTTCTACTTTGATTGTATCGAACATTCCCATGGTATTTCTCCTTTTCCTTTACTTACAGATAAAATATAATTTTCAACTGTTTTTTTCAAAAATTGTAAAAATATTTGTTCGTCATATTTTGGCAAATTAATTGTGCTTCTTGTTTTTGCACTATCCAATTTATAACAAATATCATGCCCAAGACGATCAGTTACAAAACTGATAAGATTTTCTGGTTTATTTAATATTTTTAAAATATATTTAGCCAAGGATATATTATCTAATCTGAAATTAGAACCAATATTATATATTTCTCCAATTTCACCCCTTTCACTCAGATCAATAATAGCATTGGCATGATCATCCACATATATCCATTCTCTGACATTCTTTCCATTACCATAAACCGGTATGCTTCTGTCATTCAAAGCACTGTTTAAAACAACTGGTATGAATTTTTCATCATGTTGTCCAGGTCCATAGTTGTTGCAACACCGAGTGACTATGACAGGAAATTTGTTGGTGTGATAAGAAGCCAGAACAATAAGATCAGAACTTGCCTTGGTCGAACTGTATATGCTGCTAGGAAGCAGTGTATCTGTTTCTTTGCTTGGATCTGAATCAATATTCAATGATCCGTACACCTCATCAGTGCTGACATGCATAAATCTTTTATATTTGTTTTGAAGACCAAAAAGAATATTGAATGATCCTGTTACATTTGAATCTACAAAACCATTAGGAGAAGTGATGCTTCGATCCACATGACTTTCAGCTGCAAGATGAAACACACAATCTATCGGTTCAGAAACAGTAGCACAAAACACACCTAGCCATTTTCTATCGGATAGATCCAGTTCAATAAATTCAACATCATAGGATCTAAGACTTTTTTTGTCAGACCCTATTCCAAGCTTGTCCAAAACAATAATATGAGAATCTGGATACCTGTTGCGCAGATTCTTGACCAGATGTCGGCCAATGAATCCTGCTCCTCCTGTTACAATAAATGTCATTTTAGCCATATGCTTGTTGGATCAAAAGTTTGTGTATCTAGGAAATCCCATACTTTCCATTTATTCGTTCCTTTCATACTTTCAATAACATTATTAATTAATGCACAAATATCTTCCAAATGCCATACATCATCCATCAGTTTTTTCCCATGATATCGGCTACGATGAGCCACATGATCCGCATAACTATATGCAAAACCACAGAAAGGAGGAATTACACAACCCAAACTGCAAAGAACACCTTGCATTCGACTAACAACTTCCTGCCCTCCAACTGAATGCATAGTTGAAATTGCTCCAACAGGTTTACCCAAAAGATGTTTCTTTCCTTCAAGTTCTGTCATTTTTTCAAAAAGATGTTGCATGGGACTTCCCCAGCTTTGCCAATATGTTCCGGTGCAAAAAACAAAAGCATTACTGGTTCTTATATATTTTCTCACAAGGGGCCAATTAAAACTGGGTGTAAGATGAATAACCCGTACTTTTATTTCTGGATCGATTTTATTAATAGTTTTACGTAATTTCTTTATGAGATTATGAGTGTTTCCGGTACGACCTCCGAGAGATCCATTAATGATTGAAATGGTATATTTTTTTCCTTCGGTCATGCTTCTTTTATAGCAATATGGTTTACATAAGCAACATTTTTATAAATAATAAAATGGTACAAGCATGGTTATGGGGTTTATTGCTAAAAATTGAAGAAACTGCTGAAAAATTTGTATCAATTGTTATAAAAATAAAATGATTAAAAATAAAGCAGATTTCATTATGGGTATTGGTTATGTCTATCACGATGATAAAGGCAGGCGGTATGTTTTTGACACAAAACATGAAATGAATAAATTTATACAAGAATTAAGGAATAAGAAAGAAAAGCCCAAGCCCAAAGATGATTATGATAAAATACGAATTGCCAACTTTAAACCTCAAATAGAATTGTTGCACCGCAGGGGTATTGGAATTTAATTGACACAACATTCATTGTCTGTATAACAAAAGAATGCGTCGAGGCATTTGTTGCATTGTTCTTAGCTTGCAGGATATGGTTGAACCTAAAAAGTTCAAAACCATGACTTATAAAAAGTTCAGCAGCATGAACCGCAAACAAGGTTTGCAAGATCTGGGTAATCGCATTCTTAACAATATGATGGTGACAGGTGAAGCCATCAAATTCTGTTATCAAAACAATTACACTTATCGTCTGAGCAGTGATTTGTTTCCGCTTATCACATATGACAAAGCCAAAATACGATTGGAAGATTTGCCTAATTATATGGAAATATCTGATACCATTCTGCTTATTCGGGATTATCTAAAAGAGCATCCTGTTCGCTTATCATCCCATCCCAGTGAATTTAATGTGTTGGCCACCGAGAACAAAGATGCATTGAATCGCACCATTAATGAACTGAACTTTACTGGTTGGTTTCTTACCCAATTGGGTTGTCCGTTGGATTACAACAGTCCCATCAACATTCACATCAACAACAGCAGAGGCAACTTTGATGATATTGCTAAACGCTTTGTGGATAATCTAGGATCATTAACAGTTGATGCTCGTAAACGATTGGTTGTGGAAAATGATGATAAAGGCAAATGCTGGAGTGTACGCAAACTTACCCGTCATCTTTATCCAATATCTTTGATACCTATTACGTTTGATTATCTGCATCACAAATGTCATCCGGATGACATGATTGAAAAAGATGCATTTAGTTTGTGCAAGGACAGTTGGAGGGGTTATCGTCCATTATTTCATTATAGCGAAAGCAGGGAAGGCAAAAATCCTCGGGCTCATGCTGATTATGTGAAAGAACTGCCTGATACCTACGGACTGGATGATATTGATATTGATTTTGAATTTAAAATGAAAGACAAAGCTTTCCAGAATTTAAAATAACTATCGGCTAACTTCTTCCCCGTACTCAGCCGTCTGATAATTAGACACTACATTGGTGGTGTAACTCACCGAGATATTTAATAAAAAAAATTATTAATTACTGAATTTCGCCAGGATTATAACCCAGCTCTTTGGACACATCAATCTCGGCTTCACCAGTATCTTCATCGCTATCCAGAGTTTCTACTTCCTTGGGTTCTTCAGTTTCAGGAGCGGCTTCACCTTTTTTGGTTAATATACCAAAAGCAACAAGATCATCCAATATGGCTTTTTCTTGCTTTCCGGCAGGAACATCTGGAAGTTGTTTGGTTTGAGAATCTTCTTTATAATTCTGAAGGGAGCGAACAATATCACCCAAAGATTCTGCTCCAGGAATTTCATCCGGAAGATATTTTGCAAAACTGCGATAAAACTTTTGAAGACCAACTGGGATTTTAGCAAAATTAACGTTCAGATTCTTTTCAAAATCCGATACGGCCAGCTTTTTGCTGATATAAGCTTCAAAAATAAGTTTGCTGTCGTTGTTCATTTCTTATAATATATTTAGTCTTGTTCCGCATCAGAAGCTGTTTTTTTGGATTTAAGAATTAATCCCTGAACAATACGTTCACCTTCTTTATCGCCTTTGAATACCTTTTTGATATCTTCAATAGGAAGGGCAAGAACGCTTTGATACACAAAAGGAATATACTTTTGATCTTCTGTGCCTACCAATTCAAATATTTTGTTCCAAAGTTCAGGTCCAGCAATCGTATCTGTAACTTCCTGTTCAATCACATCCTTCTTGAGTTTGCGTTCCACTGCAGCTTCTGGAACACTCTTGTCCGGATCAATTGCCAAATATTCATAAATTCCTTTAACAATCTCATGAACCAAATAAGGAAATGTTTTGGCTAATGCTTTGATTGTATAAATGTCACCTTCTGGAACAACTTCTTCACTTCCTTGGGCAGCAGCTTCAATCATGGGCAAGCTGAAATTTTCAATTGGAGGTGCAACAAAATAAAACAATTGAGCAACAGTTGTTATTAATCCATAATTGTAAATTAAACTTTTGTCCATTTCGTCCAATTGATTTTTAACAAGATTAAAAAGATAAAGTTTGCTGACAGCATTTCCCTGCATGAGTGTGTTGGCCAAACGACGACGCAATTTGGTTTCAGTATCATCAAAAAGATTTTCTGCCACAATTTGATTCAGTTCTTCCAAATCAGAAAGTCCTTCCACATCTGGAAGTAGTTTGTCTTGGGCTTCTTGTTCAGATTGTGTGACTGCATTTTTGAGATCAGGTGTTCCCAGTTTGGCAACAATCTTGAGACGGTTAGAATCCACCAGCTTTTTAACAAATTCAAATTCAGGAAGATCCAGCACAACTTGAACAGCCATCTTTTCCAACTTGGCTTTGTTTGCACTTTCCACTTCACTGATTTTATTGAATGCAGCAAAAACCTTGGATACCAATTGAGGAAAATTTTGTTGTGTTACCGGAGCTTTGGTATAATGCTGTATTCTCTCTAGCAATTTCTGATAAGCATCTGAAACAATCAATTCATAATAATCCTGTGCTTTTTCCGGAAGCACACCCAGAATCTCTTCGGTTCCAGCTTCAAGCTGTTTGCGTTTCTCTGGATCGATCAGATCAGGTTGTTCACCTGTTTCAATTGCTTCCCGGAAGTTTTTCATTATCAGGATAGGTTTTTGCGATATTTGAAAAACAGATTAACGTCAGGATTGCGTTTCTTTTCTTCAGCTTCTTCCTCTTCTTCGCTTCCTTTTGGAACAAGACCTTTTGGACGAGGTTGAAAACCAGGACGCGGTTCAAGAGGGTTGCGACGAGGCGGAGATTTGGGTTCAGTGCTGGGCTTTTCAGTATCAGGCTTCACATCCGGCTTTTCAGTAGGAGGTGCTGCCGGAGCAGGTTGCTCTGTTAAATATTTTGTAAATAAATCCTTAAAGCTTTTCATTAATATTATTTAATCTTTTTAAACTAAAATAAGGTCAATTAACCTTATCAATTACCTTATCAACAATGCTATCGGCAGGTTTGCCTTCTTTACGCCAACTGTTAAGAATTGCATAATACACCAAGTATTGAGGATCCATGATATACAGCTTGTTTCCTTTTTTATCACTAAATTCTGTGACTCCATCATTTTCTTTCAATTCTACACCTTTATAACTCTTGAATTTAACGTGATATGCTTTGACAAGAGTATTGTATCGCAAAACACCAAAGGCGGTTAATATTCCTTTACCATCATCAGTAAATCCGATAAAACCGCTGTTTTGCACATCATAACCTGTGGGTGTACTGGCATCATAACTGGCCACTTCATCCTTGATCTTGTCAGGTGTCACAGTACTACACCCTACAATCAAAAGACTACTCAGAGAGAAGATTGCGAATTTCTTTAACATCCTTTTCCTTTATGGCTTTTTCTGTTTTGCTTGTGTAATCCACTTCTTTTTGTTTTTCGTGACGATCCTTCATTTCTGGAGTGTTCTTGGCATTAAACAAATTATTGATTGCACTGAATACTTGGGTTATGGCCGTAAGCACTGCGGTTACTATGTTTGTGGGCATATTGTTACTTATCGCTTATTTTAGGCAAATCAACTTTAGGTTCTTCATCTCTTTTAACATCACTGATGGTTTGATCAATAAATGCCCGCCATGCTATAAATCCTTGTAAAAAAAAGTTTATAATTATTTGTGCATATATTACCGGGCTTATTTCATTAAATTGCTTAAAACCACTCAGATCTGACATAAGGGCTGTCAGAGAGGCTATGCTTATGTAAAGAAAACCCCTTAAGAATATTTTTTTAATTTTGAATCTCCTTGCCATCAATAGTATTTAGCAAAGAAATGACCTCATCTTCAAGAAATGGCATACCTATTTTTTTCCAAATTCCTTCAAAGCTTTCATAATTTTTTATATTTTTTCTTTTGAGCCAATACACTGTTAAACGACTGGGTTTCTTTCCGGTCATTTTGGAAAATATATGAGCATACAAACTCAACTGAAGAGCATATGTGAAATATTCGTTGCAAGGCAAATGGCTAATAGGATCCATGAAATGACTGCTTTCCCATTGACTTGTTGAATATGAAAACTTTTTGTTTGTTTTATAATCAATCACTTCAAAGAAATTATTATCGATATATTCTGCAATAAGATCTGCTGTTCCTGCAATATGATGATCCATGTCATAAATCATGGTTTCACTCAATACTTTTTTATCCTGAAGCCGATGATCCAGGTTCATTTTTCTCACAAAAGGTTTCAGGCTGTCATCACATTCTTTTCCTTCCAAATGATTTTGGATGTTGTTATGAATACGGGTTCCGAAACTTGTTCCTTTGTTTTTAATTTCTTCCCATTCATTCAAAACTTCTTGTTTTACAACTCCTCGTCGCAAAGCTATGCGTTCCGCTATTTTCTCAAAATCAGTTTTTGGTTTAAATTCTCCAATAAAAGTTGTTACACTTTTAAACAACTGACCATCTGATATTCTTGTATATGAATGTTTCTCTGCATCAAAAATAATTGGACAAGAAATTGACATCCATCGTTTATAACATAAGATAATTTAAATTCAATGGCACATGGCACATCGTATACCAAAAACATCAAAAAATTTAAAGGTTGCAAAATCGGCACCTTCAACAGAACAAGTCTCAAAACTCGCTTACTCCTTGGTAAAGCATGTAATGACCGCATGCCTGGATTCAGAAAAGCATTATTCTGGGGAGTGGTATGCAGAGGGATACAAATGGCACCTGACACGCTCCATCAGGCATGCAACAAACTCGTTGATGCTGGTAGAGAATTTGGACAAAGATTGCAGCAACGAAACCGCCCTTGATCACGCCAAAGGTGCTGCCATACGAGCATTGATGGCAGTTGTTTGTTTACAAAACAAGATCAAATAATTTTGCGGACTTTCACGCCGTAAAAATCAAATATCTCCAAACCTTGGAGATCTGTTATATAATCCTCACCATATATCACTTCTGGAACACCCCATGCACATATCATACGGGCACAATAATTGCAGGGTAAAAGTGTGCTGGCTATTAATCTACATTCACCCCGTTCAAAAAGACTAAGAAGATTTGTTTCGGCATGTATCATGTATTTTCTTCGTTCATCTCGATCATTCCAAAAATTTTCGTCCACATTTTTTCCGGATGCAAGACCATTGTATGACACACCCAGAACACGATTGTCGAAAGAAAGAGCACATGCTCCTACTTTTTTGTGAGGATCTTCACTTCTTTTGCTTGCTTCGATTGCAAGATTCAGAGCATATTTATCCCAACTTAAACGCATGCTGAATTATAACATATAAAATATATTTTCAACAAACACCACCAAAAGTTATCTAAATACTATTATGGAATCGGTTGCAAAAATACTGACAGAAAACAACAAGCATCTTTCTGATGCACTGTATGTTGGGTATGATGATGAGAATGATACCGTTCTATTGGTATGTGAACATGCATTTATTGAAAAATTTCAAAAGATGTTCAGCAAATATGGCAATCAGAGTGTTTATTTCGAGGAAACTGAATCAGCTGGGATAATGGTTTATATATAAGTTATTCCAAGTCTTCCAAAAATTTTTCCCCTATACCAAAAGTCTTTTGCAGAATTTCTTTTTCTTCCCGATTTAAAAACAATCTGCCCACGTTGTTTCCTTCAATATACAAATCCGCATGCACTATCCCATTCGGAAGAGTGGACATGATATCAAGCTTTACGGAATTGTTTTTCAATTTAAGGAATGATAGACACGTAACCACCGGAGAGTGCAAAATACCAACCCGTTCCTCCTCCGGATAGGGCTATTCTGAAAAACAAATCATTTCCATCTGTATAATTGTACCATTGTGGATCATTTGCATTGGCGAATCCGTTTTGATTTGCTGTTAATGAAGGAAATGCTATGGAATTGAAACTGATGGGGAAACCTTCTATCATTCTGTTAAATGACCGGTTCAATCCCAGAATCGGGTTTGTTCCGGAAAATTCAATCACGTTTGTTACTGTTGTAAACAAAGGACTGGGTGACAATTGGAAAAGCAATGCTTTGTTGAATGTTGTTATTCCCATGTTCAAAAGAAAACTAATTCTTACTGAACCTTTGCCTGGTCCTAGCCTGTTTCGTATTTCCGAATAAGGTATTGATCCGGAAAGGAACGGAGTTGTCATTATGGTGTTTGTAACTTGAGTTGGAAGATTTGCGGTTATTCCGGGTGTGAAAGTAAATGTGTAAGGAAGAAAAGGACTGTTGGCCACGCCATATCTGTCCACCGAAAATATAGGAGCAGATACTGTAGAAAACTGACTTGTCAATGTGAGTCGATTGATGGATTCATCATAAAACATATTAAATCCGGAAAGTCCTAATAATCCGTTTGCTCCTGTGATATCATTTTCCCCCAAGAAAATTGAAGGATTTGTTCCGTCATTCACGGTATCATGGACGAGTTGAATTCTGGCTGCTGACAAAAACCGGGCAGAAACTGTTGTTGTGGTTATGTTTAATGCTGAAAGATTATTGACAGTAATTGCACTAACAAGAATATTCGTGGTGGAAAGATAATTGATTACTGTAGGTAATATGTCTGCACTTTCCTCCCAACTGGCACTATTTGCATTAACTGTACTATAAGTGCTATTCCAATTTGCACTTCCGGAAATCACCGCAGAATTATCCCCGGAAACAAAACGAATCAGACTTGATGCAAGATCGGGATATGCAATTCTGGTTTCACTGATATTCTGGTAACCCACCAGATAATCCGTGGATCCTAGTGCACTTAACTGTAAAAATGTGGCGAATGTGTCGTTGGCCATATTACATTCCCATTCCGCGTTGTTGTTGTTCTTTGAATATCACCTTTTCTGTTTCCTTGTGTATGATCTTGGGTTTTTCTATAATATGGTGTTTTTCAATGATTTGAGGTTCGTGTACTATCTCAACATTATTTAGTCTGGTTTTTTGCAAATATTGATATAAAAGAACCAATGACAATGCCATAGGATCAAAAACAAAGATTAATACCAAAATAAAATAACGTACTGTTTTGTCCAAATCCAATCCCAATCCATCTGCAATAAATTTAAATGTCAAAATATCACTCTTTTTGGCTTGGGTTTGACGACTGTTTAATATCTGGTTTTCCAAATCCAATATTTCTTTTTGAATAATATCATATTGTTGCATCAAATTTGAATATTCATTATTTGCATTTTGAATTGCATCTGATGAAATTTGGATCATTTTGTCTTTTGTTTGTTGGGCTTTTTTATCGTTATAAACAATCTTTTCACCATCCCGATCTTTTCCTTCTACCATTGTGGTGCTTTTTACCGCATCATTCAAACGCAGTTCTTGTTCTTTTTTGCTATCATTTAATTTTTTAAGACGATCATCGTATTGAACAAGCATTTCCTTTTTCTTGCTTTTGATACTTTCCAGATTTATTATTTTTCCTTCATCAATACTGTATTCTGCTTTACTGACAGTATAAGCTGAACTAAGAAACCCATAAATTCCTAGACTTGTGATAATTGAAAGAGCAACCACTCCTGCAAACAAATATATTTTTAGAAATTTGTTAAGATTTCCCCAAAGATTATGAAGTCCTACAGTTGCTGTAAACTTAGCCGCTTCCAAACCTAACCCCAAAATAATAATGCTTATGAACTGGCTTTTGAAAAGATATGCCATTCCATAAACAGAAAAGAATGCAGCACTACCTGCAAGAATGAATATGCTTCCAAGAAGCGATGGCTTGAACCAATTCTGCTTCACGAAAGGAATGTAATATCACCAGAAGAAGGAGCAGCTCCACCTGATGTTACTCTTGCACCATTTGCATTGATGGGAAGAATACCAACTGGCACTGTTCCAAAACTTATCCATTGTCCTCCAATATAAAAATCATAAGCTTTGCTGGCACCCACAAACACATTGGCTCCTGCTGAAACAGGGTCCAGAATAGTGTTTACAGTGATGGGAATAGCTTTTGTGAATCCTGCTGGAGTTGTTACAACGGCATATCGGTTATAAACATATGGCTGAATGTCTATAAATGCAGGATTGGCACAAACGCTGGGGTTTAGTGACGAATTTAGTATATTTTGCTTGTAAGATGTTACAGGAGGAAAAGCAGTGCTATTTGCTAGCTCTTTAAACTTTCCTTCTTCAAACGTTTGGTAATATCTGACTACATTTGCTGGTAAATATGCCATGCAAATATTTAGTAAAAACGGCTTTAATTAACAAAACCATTTTTCAAATTATATACACTATTTCCTTCTTGGTCTGTTATTTCCAGGATTTCATCCGTATAACAATTTATTTTTTCAAAAATACTTTTGTGGGCTTCATGAGCATCCAAAGCACTCACATCTTGAGTATGAATCTGTTTCTTTTCATTGTTAATGATCTTTACAGTATACTTTTCATTCATAAACCTATTTACAACCTTGTTTGAATTTTTAAAGCTGGGAAGGACGCTTAATATGTAATGTAAAATTCTCACAGCCAACACAATCTTCAATATTAAGGCAACGAAATCTTCCGTCATTTAGCTGAACAATAAACATAGGAGAATGGTCTAGACCATAATCTATCAATATTATTGCCCGACCTTCACCATGTTCTTTGGCTTGAACCCATATTGGCGGTTCAAGCTGCAACAATGTTTGCCTCATTAGAAACTACCCAGATGTTCAATACCAGTTTTTTTATTTAATATATTATTTTCTGTCAGAATAAAATTGCCATATACATTTGTTTGCAAAATATTTTTATTTTGCAAATTAATACTGCGTCCTATGTTTTTATCTGCTATTGCTTCAATTATCAAGCAAGGAGAAAAGCCATTCAAAAACATGCTATTGCTTTTCCATTCATAAATATATCGATTGCCATGTACTTGCTTAAGGAAAAGAACAGGTCTTTTTTCACAAAATAGGCTTAAATAAGCATCTATTTTTGCAAAATTCTCTTGAATATGCCTATTTCCTGTATACAATGATGCAATATTTTTATAGTCCTGTGCAAGCTTCATCCTTATTATTTAGTAATATAAATATTATATAAAATGAGTTTAAAACTTTGTTTTACTCGTAGGTTCAACAGGTTACTACGCGAACTTAAGATTGATGATGGTTTTTTAAGAAAAGAGATATTAAACCTTTTCAAAGGTATAAAGAAAAAAATACGCTCTAAACGATTATTTTTCGATACTCATGGCAACCTGAAGAATTCGTGTTATGTGCATTGTTTGATACGCATTCAAACATATTCAATTGATAATTGTCACTTTAATAAAAAGCGACGTAATTTTTTACGAGATCTACTGCATGAATTAAGGCATTTCCAACAACACATAATTTACCAAATGGATATGAATGAGTATAGCTTAAAAGACATGAATGAAATAACAAAAGAGTATTACAACAGCAAAATTGAAATCGATGCCAGAAAATACGAAAAACGTTACGTCAAAATTTATAAACGTCTCAGAAAACTTTACGGTTGATAAGGTAAAGAGTTCCAGGGATGCAAAAAAATAACCATCCCAGATCAAAAAGAAATCCGGCAATAAACAAACTCAACCAAAAACTAATGCATATATGGCAACCGTTTAGTTTTGCCAGCAATGGATATTTTAATGAAAGATAATCTTGCAAAGGAATCTTTGTAAAAATTTGAAAATGTTCCTGAATAGGACTTTTAAACCATATAACCAAAAGGGTTTCAACAATCAAACCCGCAAGAAAAATTGATTCAAGCAGCATTTTCCAAAACAAGATTTTTTTTGATTGCTTGAATAGTGTTGGTTCTTAAATTATTATGCATGCAAGGATAACATCCACCTTGCTTTTTCAAATTGGCATTGGCCGTGATATAATTGTTTCTTAACGATTGGCAATTCTGAATTTCACTTGGACAAGGTTGTTCCATCAAAAAAAACTGATTGATAATATGATATTCCTTTACAATATCCATAATGTATTTTATATAATATCTTTATTTTTCAATTAAAATAAGGAATTTTAACTGCACTGCCATTTAATGTAACGGTGAAATATCCTACTGGAACATAAGAACGATTAGCAGTTCCACTAACAGCTGTTGAACTTGTTGTAAACGTTGAAAGTGTCATTCCATTTAGAATAGCCGGTATAGATGTTGTAATTGTTCCGCTAACTGCAGTTAGACCAACACTATAAGTACTATCTATAAAATTTTGAAAATCCGATTCAGAAGGAAAATCACCTGCTGCAAAAGAATTATACAATGTTTGTTTAGTTACTTCAGACATAATATTATTTATGCAGGGGTAGGTGTTTCTCCACCTGTTGTTTCAGGTGTTTCTGGAGCTTCAGGTGCTTCTGCAGGAGCTTCCCCTCCTGCTTCAGGGGCTTCAGGAGCTGGTGTGGGTCCTCCTGGTGTTGGGCCAAATTCAGGAGGGGTTTCTGCTCCTCCACCTGCTTTTGGCTGCTTTTCACCACTTTCAAACTGTTTACGCCAATCTGGACCTGCTCCTGAGATTTGATCAATCTCCCACTTGAGTTCAGCATCTTTACGAAGGAATTCACGATTGGCAAGAACCATACGGTCAGTCCATCCCAAAATCTTCTTTTGCATGTAAATCTTGCTAATACTGTCATTATTAGTGATATTATTGAATCCTTCTGTACGCATCTGCATTTTTTGCAATTCGCGCATTTCATAAAAATTAGAGGGAACATTGAAAGTAAGATCGATATGATTCTCTTTCAAACCATACTCACTCCACATTCTTTTTAGTTTAAGATTTGTGATAAATCCATTCTTAAGACCATCAGCAAAACGAAGCTGTTGACGAATGATAAATTTGGAAAATTTAAGTTCTTCCCGAAGAATTTCTGTTCCATCCTTGTATGTGTCTTCTGGATTCAAACGAGAAGAAGGAACTTTCAAACTTCTGTACAACTTTTTCATGAAGTACATTAAGTCATTCAATTCACCCAGATTCTGACCACCTTGTAGTTGTGTTACATTGGTTCCTTCTTGACCGGTGCGCTTGGCAAACCAAAAACTATCCAACATGCTTTGTGGATTGAATTTCTGTACTGTTGCATCCTGACTGGAATCAAACGTTTTGCGATTCCAATACTGTTGCATGAGACGACGCATGTATCCTTCTGCTTTGGCTGGACTCATGTTTCCAACATCCACATTGAAAACAAGCTTTTCCGGAGCACGAACCAAACGATAAATTACAATACTATCTTCAATCAATGAAAGCTGGCGATAGGCTCGACGTGCATTTTCAAGGAAAGGAAGACGAACTGTTTTGTTTTCATTCCATATTCCGCTATTAATGTAAGTTACCTGATTCTTATCCAAAGGAACGATTTGATAATCCACAACCTTGGTTGGATTTGTCTTATCAAAAATAGGTTTTCTTAAAACGAAACCTTTAACCAAAAGATTCTGTACATTTCCAAAAACAGGATCTATCAATTCTGGGGGTATACTTACAACTCCAAGAATACCTTCTTGGGGATAATCCCTATGAATGATGTGTTCGAAATAAATTTCAGCATCCACAAGCAAATGACGGAAATATTCCCATCCCCTATGCTCCAATTCAAAAAGATTAATATAACGACGGAATTCCTTTTCAATTTCTTCTCTCTGAATATCTGTTAATTCAGAATCATGAAAACGCAGCTTTACAATTCTTCCTTCTTCATCAACATTTATAACTTCATCACAAATTTCATCCAATGCATCTGCAACTTCTGAAAAAGCTGCCATCGTTCTATAATCTCGGATTCTTGCTGCTTTATCTGATTGTATATTTGCATACAAATAGGTTGATAAACTGTTATCACTTGCAATTGCTCCAATGCTAGTTTCATTTACGCTTGTGCTACTGCTTATACTATGTTTGGCAATTGCTTCTGTACGACGACTTCCAGTATCTTGAAAAAGAGAGAACTTAGGATTTAGTTGCGATAAAACATCAACAACAGAATAATTGTTATACGGAAGACGTTCACTTATAAACTTTTGCAACCCGCGACCAAAAGTATTAGATCCTCTATTATTTGTGGATGAGTAATCCGGTTGAGCCATATTATTTATTTATAAAATCAGGTAAATTTTCAATGCTAAATATTATTTTACAAATATTTATATCATTTGCACATATGTGAATCGGCTGCTTTGACTAGCCAGTGCATAACCTGCGTCATTTGCAAAAACAAAATCAATTTTACAATTTCCCAGATAAACACTAGGCATTCTGAATCTTAATATATTATTATTTAAAACCTCATAACTGGTTATTGGGTATCCTTTGAATGCCGGGAATTTTGCACTAATACTTTTTGTATTTGAATAAAAATTATAACTGGAAAGTATTGAATTTGTTACATTTGCTGAAAGATAAAGTCCATTTCCTGTTTTATAATTAAACATATCTCCTTGAAATGTAAAAATCGCTGCACTAGAACCTTGAGTTATTGTAATTGTAGGTTCCTGATTTAATTCTGGATAAAATCTTTTAATCATATATTAATCAATTGTTACACTTACCGGTCCTACAAATTTCGGATTTGCACTTAGACTGATTACATCGGTGTTATAGAATGCACTTTGTGGTGAATTTAATGTATATGCCTCGGATTTGAGAGCATAATAATTATCATATTCAAGCAATGCTTTGGAAGAAGAAGCTGTAATATACGTATTGATGTAAAATATATTTTTGACTGGATCTGTTTCTTGTGGAAAGATCCAACCCTTTATGGTGAAGCTTGTGTCCGCAACAATCAATGCTTTCGCTGTGGGATCTTGTTCCACAGGATATTGAAGACTCACACTACCACTCCACAACACTTCGCTTCTTATTTCCTGTGTGACACTCAATTCATATGAAGATGGTATCTGCCAAGAAAGAATGATATAAGGATTGTTAAAAGGAATAAAATTACTCAAAATCTGATCCATATCACTTTGATATCTTGTAAGAATTGACATATTGATTCCGATATCAATCGGAACTGGAGTTCTAAAGAAATTAGTAAGTGCTTTTCGTTTACTATCAGCATCACCCTGCGGAACATAAAAACCTGCAATTTTATTAAAGACCCTGCTTTCATCCCGGTTAAGACCTGTGATTGTGACCGATACAACAGGAAGTGTAAGATTTTGCCCAGGAGTTACAATATCAAACAATACCCTTTGTTTTGGGGCATAAAGATAACGAACCTTGACTTCTTTTTCAGCATTCCGATTTTGATTGAATCTTTTGATAACTGTGCCGTCAAAAGCATCTATAAAAGATGCTATAAGGTCTTTTACTTCAAAGTGATACGATTGTTGCAGCATAAGTGTACCTCAAAGTATTTACTTTAAGATAAAGCACTTAGAACCATATTTATATTATAATATTTTTTCTTCTTTGGAATCGGGAGTGTTTTCAAAACAGATGAAATGCTATGCATACCTTTAGAAAGATTGTTTAAATGAAAATCAAATTCTAAATGATTCTTTTTAACACGAAATTCAAAGGGATAAGGTATTTCAAAAATCTTACGTTCTTTTCTGTCACAGGTTATAGTGAAGTTCAGGTAAAAGTCTTTTACCGAAAAAAGAAGCAGTCTTCCTTCCCGATATTGTTTGTTCTCCGAAATAAAAACAACTTTTTTCTGAAGATAATCCAAAATAGTTTTTTCGATATCTTCAGGAAGTTTCATGTATCCATGTACCTCATTTTTTCACCTGCTGAAAGAATTGCTAGCTTCTTCTCAAAGAAATCCCAAAACTTGTCAGAAGGAATAATTTGAATCAGATCACAATCATCCATACTAATGTTCCGATAATCCTGCATAATGATATCCCAAACATTTAAAATGTTTTTTGCGGTTCGGTTAAAATATGGAACAGGCTTGCTTACGCTTATAGGTCTGAAATTAAGTGTGATTCTTCCGGCTGGAGTATTCAGAAACCTTTTATCGTTGCTGCAAATCATTTTTCGTTCTGCGGGATGACCAGCTTTTGGCCGTCTCCGTGCAAATCGGATTTCAGCGACGTTGTTTTCTAGTATTGTTTTTAGAGCTTGTAATGCTATTTTCATTTTTTCGGGGTTGACATACACCAAAAATTCTTTGTTCGTTTATGAAAAGACCATGTTTAACCAAGCCGTGATCAACCACATCAATTTTATTGATTTGTACGCCCATATTGTTTGGAAACATGATAATGTCATTCTTTTTAACAAGCTTACAATTCGGACCAAGAAGAATGACTTTTGCCAAACGCCAAGCATTTGTCATGGCATTTGTTTTTACAATAATTCCATTTCTTACAATTTCATCTTTTTCACCAGCCAGATCAGTAAATTCTGCTAAAATCACATCATCCAATATTTTTTCAAGATTGTATCCTGTAAAAATACTATCAAATGAACTTCCGGAATGACTGCTTAAATCAATTATGCTTTTGCTTACTGGAATTTTATCTATATTCACAGTAGTAATTATGAATCAGAATAAATTTGCAATAGATTTTCTAAATCTTTTGAATTTACTGTTTTCAGTATAAGTTCGGCATCTCGTGTGCCCATTTCCATATTTTTTGTCAAAATTTTAATAGGATTTTGCTTTTTATCCTTGTCTTTGCTTTTGCTTAGATAGTTGATTTTTCTATAAGATTTTTTTGGCAAAAATACAAATAATATTTTTGATAATAAATCAAAGTCTTCAGTTAAATGTTGTTTATTGGTTATTTGATTAACAATTTGACATGTTTCTTTATCATAAAAACTAATCCATCGATTGAGCATAAAGCTGCCCAAATTATCACTACAATGTTCCTTCCCAACATTATTCTTGTTTTTACTGAAAAGAATGTTGTTTATGTATTGGAAGAAATTTAACATGCTGTGGATTTTAAAAATACGGAATCTGTTATCTTATAGAACATATCCACAATTGTTTGGGACAGCTTATTCATCTGTTCTTCATTTAAATTCATTTCATATGTATATGCAGGAGAATTTTCCCCAGCAATATTACACAATGCTATATGACCCAAACCACAACCATTCAAAATTCTGTATCTTGCAATATTCAAAACACCTTGATTTTGAATAAGCCCTTTTCGTTTGAATTCACGATTCACAATAATGTTATCCATATTCACGGCTAAAGGAATCTTTAGAAATTCTTGGGAAAGCACATTGGCTATTGAACTGACCAAGAAATGTGAAAACAATGCACCAGATACCGAATCATGAACAAGAGGATTCTCATAAACAATATTCAACGCTTCCTGCATTTCATCAATTCCAAATTGAGAAAAGTCATATCCTTTACCTGGATTTACAGTACCTGAAAAAAGAATAACATTTCCACTAGGAAGTGCTTTGTCTCTGAAATAGGAATGCACAAACCTTTTGTTAATTATTTCGACATTAAAATTTTGTTTTGGTAGTATCATATGATTCTATAGTTTGTATGGGACAGATCAGTAATATTATACCCTCCTGAATAAGAAATGCTACTCTGCAAATCCTGTTCTATTTCTGAAAGCATTTGCAAATAGGTTTTTCCATTTTCTTCAACCAAAATGGTTGTACCTTCGATATTTTCAACAGAAAGATTATTGATAACTTTATTCTCATAACTGGCAGAACCAAAATATTTTTTATATATTTTAAATTTTTTGAATTCTGGATCACTTTTTGAATCTGTAACAGGATATTCAACAATTGTATCGGCTGGACTATCTGAGCATGCAGCAAACATGCTTCCTATCATATTGATGGTCGAACCGGCCACAATGCTTTTGGCTATGTCTCCATGACAACGAACACCACCATCAGCCATAATTGGTATGTCAATTTCTGCACATTCCTGTATACAAGTGAAAACAGGAAGAGTAAATCCTGTTTTATCTTTGGTTATACAAGCTTTTCCTGTTCCAATTGCTACCTTTACCATATCCGCACCCCAATCTTTAAGATCTTGTGTTCCTTCTTGTGTTGTTACATTTCCTGCAATAACAAATGTATCAGGAAAATTACTTTTAATCTTTTTTATAGCTTCTTTTACGAGAAGATGATGGCCATGTGCTACATCAATAAGAATAGAATCAACTTTAAGATTCTGTTCTTTTAACTGATCAAGAATTTTATCACACTTCTCCCTTACACCTACTGAAATAGAAATGAACTTCCAATTTTCTTCATTTGCCCTTTTGACAAAACCAAGAGTATCACCAAATCTGTGCATCACATAAAAATACATATTTTCAGACAATAGCTTTCCCAAGTCTTCATTGATGGTGCAAACCATATTTGAAGGGCTTACTGGCAACTTAAAAACATTATTTCCAATACAAACCTTTGTATCCGCACCTTTTCGGGTTTCCAATTCACTATACTTTGGAATTAGAACCACATCTTCAAACCCTAATGCTTTTTCATTTTTCATCGACGGCTATTATAATAATCAGTTAGCAATTGTAAAGAGTTATCTGATATTTTAACTTTATCTTTCAAGCGTTCTAAGTTTCTGGATTCTGTATTTCTTCCCAAAATGTTATAATTTATAAAAAAAGAAGTGTCTGTTATGTATCGGGTTGCTCTATTATTTTCAAATTTATGTTTAAGATAATGTTCAGCATTCCATATGTCAGGATAATTGAAATAATTGCTATCAAAAATTTCTCGCAATCTTTGATGGGAACAAACAAAACAGGAATCGTCAAAACCCCAAAGTCCACTGTCCCGAAAGTCAAAGGTGTCTGTATCATAAAGTTTAAATGATTCTGTTTTATATAACACATTTCTATGCTTCTCGGTCCATTTACCCTTTTCCACAAGATATTCGATTTTGTATGAAAGATTGATCATTTCATAATCGGTATTGAAAACCATATTTTTCAAATCATCCCGGTTTTGTTCTGTTGCTTCATAAGAAAAAGTATCGTCCTGATAAAAGAAAAATTTGTTGATTTGTTTGCTCTCCAGAAAATTCATCAGGTACCGAATACAATCACAATAGGTATTATTGCTAAAAACAAATAAAGTGGAATTCTTGAGTATCTTGTTGTTCAAAACATAATTTTTAACCTCATCTGAAGGGTTATGAAGCGATATGATATTCATATCAAAATTAGACATGAAGTCCTGGAAATACCTATCCTCTGCCCTTATCTTAAGCAAAGGCAATCGATCACCGTATGTTTGAAAAAAAGATACGTTCACCCTGCGCTTTTTTTAATATTATCTGCTGCTGCTATTGCTACGTTGCTATCATTCTGTTCCAAGTGTCTCATGTTTGTTGGATTAAATCCTCGTTCCATCGGATAATCACCAGGATATTCCAGCATGAATGTGGCATCAATATTATGCAGAGGAATGTCCCTCATGGTATTACGCACATGATGATCCACATAAAACTCGGTGGATTCATCATTTCCTGCTAGCTTTGCATAGTCTTCCACAAAATGAAACATCTCACAATATCGGCGCATCACTTCATGATTGCCCATGGCAAATCGGTCATTTAATTTTCCATCCCGAGATACCGTAGAAAGATAATGTTGAGGTGTTAATAATACATTCTGTTTTGCTACAAACTCCAAATCAGCATCCTGAAGACAATCAAACCAAAATTCATCTGGTCTTCCTCGCACAATCACATCATACTGAAAACCATTCTTCTTTTCATATTCTTCAATAAGATCATAACATCCTTTTATATTATAAAGTTGTCCCAAAACATGATCGGCCACTTCCATTCCCCAACCATGACTTACATGAACTGGATACTTGTGGTGCATCACTTCCGGAACCGGTATTTTGATTTTGCTACGATCCTGAATTTTAAATGCTCTAATATTGTGATATCCCATGACAGTTTCCGAATCTTTTTCAATACCTTCTTTGCTGCACCATCCATGAACAAAAACATCTGCTTTGATAGGATCGATCATGAATTTGTTGGCCCATTCCCGAGTTATTTCAAAATTCCGAAGTCCTCCCGATAAAAGAACAGCAATTTTAAGGTTGGTTTTGGTTTCAGGGACATTTATTTTAAAAAATTCTCGATTAACAAATTGATAAACATATCGCATCCTGCTTCTGGTTGCATGCCGGACTTGATCCTGCATTTGTTCGGGTGTCATATGCTTATCTTACGGTTAATAATAATTTTTCAACAATAGTTGAATTATAAAAACAAATGATTAATTAGATTCATGGATGTAAACTTTATTGTTACTTGTTATAACCGGGAAAATTATTGGCCATATTTGAAAGAAATCATTAATTCTTACAAAATAATCAAGCCCCATATCGCTTATTGTTATAATGGAGTAAACCAGGATGAGGTTTGTGATTTTCGTTGTGGAAATCGGGGTCATATTGAAGGGGATACAGACATGATGATTGGGGGATACAATCTTTTAAAAGACAATGGAGTTAAGAATTGGATCAAATTGAGCGTGGATAGCTGGCTTTTGGATGAAGAAAAGGTTTTGGATATTCTTAAATTGATGGAAGAAAAGGATTATGTTTATGCCGGATGTCGTTGGACTGGTGATCCGTGGTTCAGTACCGATGTTTTCTTTGCAAGAGAAAACGATTTTCATTTCATGCATAAATTCACAAAATGGGCCATTCATTATATTGAAAAGGTTGATTACTCAATCGAAAGGTGTATTGCCGATCTTGCAAAACAAAGCGGAAAGTATTACATGATTCCAGAACGTGATCCAGTTCCGGGAAATCATGGTACCCGTTATGTTGTGGAAAAGCTTGGTTGGGCCATGTACCACGAACTTGATAAGAATCTAAAGATGTGGGAAGATTACAAGAAATCCAAAGTTTTGTAATTTTCTATAATATCTGAACAGATACCAGCGCATCCTGAAACAAAATCATTACTAATCTCGGGCATTACTGAAATACTGTTTTTAACAGGTTGTTTTCCAGGATAAACCCAAATATATCCATGGCTTGTAAGAGTCATGGTATCATTTTCATGCCAAAAATAATTAAGCTCTTTATGCTTCTGCATCAATTCTATCGAAGCAACGTCTTTGCAATGCACCCAAATATTTTCTTTTCTTTCTTTAAGCCAATTTAATCCTACAGGATAAACAGGATTATCATGACCAAGATGAACGATTCCTTCTATTGTATGAATATCTATTTCACAATCATATCCATTTTTTAATACATCATCGATAATATGCGGATTGTTTTCCGTTTTATCATTCCGGCCATTTAGATTGCCTCGATGTGATATAAGAATCATTCTGGACGATTTTTAAGATAATAATCCAAATCTTCAGGTGTGCCCAAGCCCCACATCTTTTCAATATTGAATACTTTTATCTTTTTGTTGTCTTCTATTGCTTGGTTGAATACAGGGCAAACGTAAAATTCATTATTAACCCTGATATTTTTCTCTATCATTTGTTCTGCATACTTCACATAATCAGAACCTTTTTTCCAATAATAAACGCCCACAGTTGCAATGTTGCTGATTGGATTCTTTTCAGCCACTTCACAAACAAATCCATCATCATTCACCTTGGCATAACTCCATTTTGGATGGGTTGAATTAAAAGTCAGTATTCCTGCATCAATATCATCTGCAATCATGGAATACATGAATTCGTTGCTATCCCATTCAATAAACTGATCAGAATTGGCTATAATGAGGCTCTTATCATCGTTAAAATACTCTTTAGCGAGAAGAGTGGTACAAGCAGCACCTTCAGTGATTCCTTCTGTTTGTACAATCTTACAATTAGGAGATATTATATTTAAAAGATTTTTTAAATTATATTTTTCATAATGTTCCTTTTGTACTATGAAAACATGTTCTGCATCAATATTCAAGTTTTCAATAACAACCTGAATCATGGGCTTTCCCCTCACCTCAATAAGAGGTTTTGGAAATGTATAGCCTGCTTTTTCAAATCTGGATCCTGCTCCTGCCATTGGAATCAGAACCCTAACATCTCCTCTGCCTTGCCATTTTGGTTTAATCATATGTGTTTCCTTTCGGTTAATGAATTCTTTTAATTTCTCATAATTCAAATCAGAACTATTTTTTACTGGAAAAAGATATGCCCCAGATCTTTGTGCTGCTTTTCTTCCTATATGAGAATCTTCAATGATAACCGTTTCATCCGGACTTGCATGACACGCTAGCATAGCCCTTAGATACATTTCTGCACTAGGTTTTGGGTTGTTTACGTCTTCATTTGAAAACAAATAATCAATATATTCAAAAAAACCTTTTCTTAAAAGCTGAATCTTGGCTGTTTCTCTTATTGAATTGGTGCAACAGCATATTTTCTTGCCATCTTTTTTTATTTTAAATAAAATATCCTTTATGCGTTCATCTTCTTTAAAATTGTTTATAATTTCTGTTGTATATTTTTGCTTTAATTGCCATATTTTTTTGTGCAATTCTAGGGGCAGATTCTTTTTTTCAGAAAGAATATTCAGCTTTTTAGTTGTGCTAAGACCATCATATGTGGAAAGATGCTCTTCTTTTGATATTATATATTTTGTATCAATCTGCTCCAAAGCTTTATTAAGTGACAAGAAATGCAGTTCTCTTGAATCCACAAGAACACCATCCAAATCAAATATAACCAATTTGATTTGGCTCATAAATTAGGTGTTGTCACTCCCTGGTGTTGGGCCACTTCTGAAGCACAAATATTTGCAAATTCTATGGATTTTTCAATATCATTTGATTTGATATATTCCACAACTAGTCCTGATAGGAACGTATCTCCGCATCCAGAGGTGTCTTTTACTTCGATTCTTTTTGTAGGATACGCTTTTCCATTATAAACACAACCATCTCCTCCTTTTGTACGTATGATCTTCTTTTCCAACTCTGGAGTTATGGTTTCTTTGCTTCTTTCATATTCGTAATTGTTTATTTTTATAAATTTTGCTTTATTTGCCCAAGAACCAAGTTTCTTTTTTGTGTCAATAAAAACATTTGGATGCCAAAAGCATATGCTTTCAATATCACTTTCTTTTAAAAATCCCTTGTTGTAATCAGAAATAACAATCAACTTATAATCATATCGAAGTAAAGTAGCATCTACTCTGTCAATGTTGTGGTCAGTATCAACTCGCATGAACATGTGATTGGTTTGTTCGTGCACATATCTTGTTTTAGTAACATATGGCCAATTTGTATTTGTGATAATATCACAGTCACCACCCAAAGACACAATATTTCTCTGTACATTTTTTGCCATTCCTTCATTTTCTTTTTGATGAAGAACTTTTAACGCCGGAACAGGAATATCGGGACACAAACGAGTACAATCACAATAAACAAAAATGTCCCTACAACTTTCACCGATAATGAGAATATCTTTGTTCATTCATTTCAAAAACAGCTTTTCTTTTCCACAATCATGCTGGGACGGTTAGAATTCATAGCATTTTTATATGCAACTATGGCTTCTTTACCGTTTGATGGAACATAAATGGGGAAATCTATCATGTTTCTGAATCCTTCGGTAAAATCCTGTGAATGTGTAGGACCAGAATAAAAAGGTCCGGAATCTGCAACCACAGATCGAAGAATCACTGGAACTTGATATTCTCCATGGGAAATTCTTTCAATATGATTCACATGATTCACAATGGCATCGGCAGCTACCATCATGAAATCGTGCCGCTCATAATAGATAACAGGCTTGAATCCTTCAAATGACATGCCAATTCCAAGACCAGTCATAAGATTTTCTGCTACTGGAGTTTCAATCTTTTGTGATTTATCGACATTTTTTAATGTTCCCATGGCATCACCATTGGTCACATTGTATCCAATAAACACCGAATTCATTTTTCCAATTTCTGTCATCATTTGATTGATGGCATCTTTGAACTTGATGTCTTCTATTATATCAACTGAAGGAAGAACTTCTTTTGGAAGGGGTGGAAAATAATCATCATGAGTCTTTGTCTTAGTCTTACCCAAATTAATCATATCTTCTGTTCTGGCATGGGGCCATGTAATATTATAATAATATTTTCTAACACAAGGAAAGAAGGTTGGATCAAGAGCTTTGCCCCAACGCTCTGTTTTATCTGTGTTTACAGAACGATTATTATCTTCAACTACAAATGTACAAGGTAAATCAAAACCATGAACATAACGGGCTGCTTCGAAAAGATGACCGGAATCCTCGGTTCCATCCCCTACAAAACACCATACCTTCTGTTTGGATCCTTTTCTTTTAAGAGCCAAAGCAATTCCTGCTGCAATTGCAGCAGTTCCACCAATAATTGCTGAAGTAAAGAAGTTACGCTTACGATCATAAATGAACATGCTCCTTCCATTTTTAATACGATCTTCCAACACATCTGCAGGAACTCCATGTAAAAGTGCATGATAATGATTTCGGTGAGTAGCCAATACATAATCACCTTCTTTGATTTCTTTGAAAATATCCAGTAATTGTTCTTCGTTTCCTCCTGACAAATGAAACAGGAAAGGAAGCTGAGAGTCCCTGTAGAGATCCGCTATGCGGTTTTCAAAATTTAATAAATCATCTTTTGTAAGCATAAAAACTATTTTATCAGGGGTAAATCATAATTCTACCTGCTTTTCCATTCTTTACTAAATCTATTGCTGTATTCACATCATCCAATCCAAACTTGTGTGTTATTAAATTTTCAAAGTTAATCTTCCCTTTTTTGTATAAATTTACATATCGGGGAAAATCATCTGTTGGGTTTACGTTTCCACCTTGTGTGGAACGTATAATTTGACCATTTCCTGCAAAAAAATTGGCTGGATTTTTTATTTCTAGGCAGTTGTGTTTGCTAGGTTGGCTAACAATAATACATCTTCCCCTTGCTGAAAGCAGAGGCAGATAATCTGAAATCACTTGCATATTTCCTGATGTATCGATGATACAATCAATTTTTTCAGAAATCTCATTTAACCCGGTTATAAATTTTGCACCAAGACCTTCAACCATGGATTTCTTTTCATTTGAAATATCCAAACCATACATGTTTCCTGCACTCGCAAGATTTGCTGCCATGATAATATTCAATCCAACTCCTCCACAACCAATTACCAAAACAGTTTCTCCGAATTTTATATTCGCATCATAATTCACGATTCCAAGTGCTGTGCTCATTCCACAACCCAATAAAGCACAAAATTCATTGGGTGTGTCTTGAGGAATGGCGGTAAGTCTATTTTCTGATACTATGCTTTTTTCGCTAAGAGTTGTGATTTTTCCACTGCTAATTTTTTTACCTTTGTAGATGTATTCTGGAAATGGTGATTCTATACCTTCCCCCTTTTTCCAATGAAGAATGACTTTATCACCTTGTTTAACACGAGTGACACCTTCGCCTACACTTTCTACTATTCCGCAACCCTCATGACCCAAAAGATGTGGGACAAATTTTGCATTTCCTTTAAGACCAGCAATCTCTTGAAGTTGTGCACCACAAACCCCACTTACCAATATTTTAACTAGAACTTGACCAAATTTGGCTTCAGTAAGATCAACATCACCGATAACTAATGGTTGATTAATTTCTTCTAAAACGGCTGCCTTCATTTTGCATATAACATTCCCCATCGCTTTTTACGCTCTGGATCAATATCCTCGTCTTTAATAAGATCATCCCAGCTTTTATATTCCAAAGCCGGATTGAATTCTTGTATTGTTTCGTTTGTTCCTTCCCAATGACTATCATTTGCAAATAGGTTATAACCGAGTTTTCTTAATATTTCAACACATTTTAATGTATCTTGGAAAAATTCTTCACTCCATTCTAAAAGAATCGTTCCACATTTTTGCGATAGTCCACTAAGAGCTATGGATTCGGCTCCTTCAATATCTAATTTTATAATATCTGGAACTCCATAAACATTTATCATTTTATCCAAAGTGGTAGATCTTACTTTTATTTCCCGTTTTGTTTGTTGAAAATAATGATTATGTCGTATTTTTTCAATCCAATCCGGGTTAATTGAATTGATGCCAGGATTGCAATCACATATGAAAAGAGAAACATCTTGTTTACAAACATTTGAGACCAATCCGTGAATACATTCAACATTACGCAAAGGATTCCGATCAAACATTTCTTTATAAACGGGATGTCCATCAACTCCTATAATTTTTGCATCTGGATATATTCCCAGAATACATCTTGTAAAATTTCCTTGATTATAACCAATATCAAAAACAAGAGTGGGTTTATTGCTCATAAATGTGCCAATTTAATTTGTTTGTTGGGTATTCCCATGGTTCTATAGGTTTTGTATATCTATGCATATACAAAGGTTTATCTAGTGTTTTAAAAACCAAATCAACCATGAACATGACGCAAGATTCTATAACATGAACTTCTTTTGCATTTTCGATTATTTTACAATAATCAAATATATTGTTTGTATATTCGGGTTTCACTCTGAATATTTTTAAATTCTTGTCAGCTATTTTAGTTGTATCTACTATTTGATTTCTTGCAATATCATCATGAATAAAAACATATTCATTGGGTTGGAATCCAAAACTTGAGTATAATTTATTTTCCCGTTCATGATCTCTTTCCACATGAAAGCTTTCCCATTTCTTGTTAAAATCCACTCCTGCTTGAGCATAAAAGCTTTTTTCAACAGTTTCGCCTCCTCCCATTCCCAATTTGTAAAAATTTTTTATTCCGTGTAAATTAACAAAATATTGTGCTCCGCTTTCTTCAATCGGGAAAACTTTAAGATTTGGTAGATCCCGATACATGAATTCGATATTATAATAATATTTCAACTTGCTATACACATACAATTTGGGATGGCGCTTGTATAGTTCTCTGACAAGACCATTGCATGTGACTTGGTCTCCTAATCCCAAATGAGTTAAAACATGACCTTCCTCGGACTTTATGATCATAAAGTTTTTACAAATTTTATAAGACTCTTGGCCCTGTTTTTGAAAGTATGTTTCTTTCGAACAAATTCTTCTCCCTTAATACCAACATCCTTGGCAACCAATGGATTGGCTTTGAGATAATTTATTTTTTCAATTGCTTCATCCAAGCTTTTGTATGAGAAAAAAGTTTCTCCTTCTTTGAATCCTAGATCATGATATTGATCGTCATAACTGGTAAGAAGACATGTTCCGCATCCGGCGGTTTCAAAGCTTCGATAATTTATATCATTAAAAATGTTTTTATTAAACAAAACCATATATGAATTGATGGCCCGAATCATATGGATTCCTCGCACATCAATATCCATTTTGAATTCAGGGAAACGATTCTGGATTGCATCAAACAATGGCTTTCGGTTGCAATAGTTTCCACAAAATCCCAAAAATGTGTTTTTTTCTATTTCTTTTATAGGTGTTATGAAATCTGAATCATAACAGTTTGGAAACCATACACTGTTTTCGTCAATAAAATATCTTGTTGCTTCCAGTATTTTTCTATATTTTCCTTTATGAAAAATATTTAGATAATATTGTTTGCCCTGACAATGACTGTCGATTGCCCAAAGAAGCTTGATAGGTTTGTTATATTCTGAAAGATCAGGCACCCATCCCACATCATAATTTTCTAAATTTATAATCACATCATATGAATTATAGTCTGGTTTCTTTTCAAAATTATCATGACCCAAACCCCAAACATCACATTCTTCTCCATGAAACCAAAGTGCACGTTGAAGACTGTTACATTCCCGTAAATGCTTGCTAACGATATGTCTTCCGTTTTCCTGTATGATCAAGAATTTCATATGTAATACTTCCTCCGGTGGTGAAAAAACAATTGTTTATAGGGTGAATCTTGTTTGATTTTATGATTGCCCCATTGAGATGGATCTCGTTGAATGGTTATTTTATATCTTATTGAAAGCAAGGACAGAATGGATTGGTCATGACGATGATCTTGAAAGTCTTTATTAAAATTTTCAGTTATATTTGGAGCATCTGAGATTATATTATAATTCTGAGAAACATCAAGATAACAATCAAAGAACTTTTTGCTAAAATCAGTTTTACGAAAAACAATATAAGATGCATTTACCTGATTGCCATACAGATATTCATCTGTCTTTAATCCCATGATATTAAAACAATCAGATTTTGTCCATTGATTATTTTTCCAAACATTACCATTTGGTTCACCATCTGTGTTTTCAAATAAAATAATTCCTTTTTCATCTTTTTTGCACAAATCATACAAAGGAGACAGGTCACCAATCACTTCATTTCCTGAATCAACATACATAAAAACATCATCATCAGATGCTTTATCCAAGAACTTTTTTATAAAATAACTTTTCCAAACCCAATAACCAAATCCCCTCTTATCATTGAAATGCCGAATATTCTTTTTATAAAATTCAGATTCAATATCTGGTTCTTTCAAAATATGAATTTGATTCACATTTGCATGAGATTGAGCACTGGCTTTTAAAGCATCTAAAGTTGGATAATATTTCCAGTTTCCGAAACTAAACAACGCTTTTTTCATTGAATCTTACTTAAATCAGCTTTGATTCCCAATATCTGTTCCCATTTTTTGGCTTCTTCGATACGAGCATCTCTCAGCTTGGGCCAAATAAGATCGGAATGTTCTTTGTTTTCACCTTCATGTTTACGCATATCGTCGGCCACCTTGTCATATTTGCTGGTTCCAAACACCCAATGATTATGTGTGATAGTGATATCTGAACGATAAACCTTTCGCCCAAATGCCGTATACATGTTGTCCAGCCATTGATCAATCCAATTACGACTAAATTCTTTTCGCATGAAATAACCAGTTACTTCCATGTAACGACGATGAATAAACAACCATGCAGCAAATTGATCATTGCGATGGCCATCATATCCGCAAACAAGCTTGAACTTGTCTGGACATTTTTCAGCAGAGAACTCTTCCAGGATTTTCTCATCCCAACCATCTGTGCTGAATACCATGTCATCTCCAAGCATGCTGATAATTTCTTCGGTACTGTTTTCTGCTAATGTGTTCCAAAGATAACCAAGGCTGAATTTTCCTTCAGGATTGGGAGGAATCACAACGATTTTCAAATTGCTTATTGCTTTTGCCATTTTCTGACAACGTTCCAAGGTAGGATCATCTTTGTCTATTCCCATGTAAAGTGTGTAGTTATCTGGATTCTTGCATCGGGACAATGCACTCATCATGAAACTGATTTTATTGTTTAATCGTTCTCGTGTTGGAAGTAATAATGCTATTTTCATGCTTTACCCTCCTTTTTGATTTTCTTCATAATCTGTAGAACCTTTTCTTTTGAAGAATCTGGTACGCAATTTTGCCATGCCGGATTATAACCATGCTTTTTATAAAATAAAGAGCATCCTTTCTGAATATTTTCTCGCCAATCATTACGAGGACGAATGGAACTGCTGTGTTCAGAACACATTAGTTCATCAATATAATCCATGCTATTGGCCAGATCAGGCCAGTTCCAATAAGGAGTGGTATATCCTGCAAGGGCTATGCGATAACTGTGTTCCACATGCTCAAAAGCATTTAGAAAATCCTCATCAAACAATCCAATCTTTTCAAGAACCTCCCTTGTATAATAACAAAAACTACCCACACAACCCTGAACTATGGCAATTCTTGTATTTTCTGGATATTCCACAATAAACCGAGGACAAGCAGGACCGCCAGAAACTCCATTTTTGTTGGCAGGACCATGATAAGCAAACATAAAATGCTGAATTCCTGTAATATCTCTTGCCTGTATATAGGCATCAAAAACTTCAGGTTTTTTGATCAACATGTCATCTTCAACTATAAAAATGTGTTCACACCCCTTTTCCAAAAGCTTTTTAAATAATATATTTTTACATTTTCCTACCCCTAAATTTGTTTTATTTTGTATAAAAGTGTGGTTTTGGCGTTCCGGAACCTGAAATTCCTTTCCATCATTGACAGTAACAGTATAAAGCTCTTCTGGGATGCTGTTTAAGCATTTATTGTAAAAATCTGGTCGATTGCAAGTAACTATGCCAATTCCAATATTTTTCACTTGTATTGATTTACTTTAAAATAAATAATATCAATGGCCGATCCTAATGTAATTAATATCAAAACATTGCCTCGTGTAGAAGAAGTTGTTAATGGCAATCTTTTGATCGTGGAAACTGAACAAGGCACAAACACAATTGATTTTTCTAATTTTGTTGTCGGCCCTAATAACGTTAGTTTTTACACACAAATAACAAATCTTTCTGCGCAAAACATTTCACTAAGTGCCACCACCACAACTCAAATTGCTAATCTTTCCACCACAACAAACCAACAAATCACAGCTTTAAACACCCGGATAGATTCGCTTTCAGCAACTGTTTCCACTGCCGTATCATCTGTTTTTTATGCTGCAAGTGCAATATTCATAGGTTATGGATCAACCGCCAGCAGTCTCATCACAATAACAAAACCAACCAATTTTAACCTGCAGGCAAATGATTTTGTGCTAACTCTTGCAACAAGTGCGCAACCTGCTCCTTTGGGTGGTTCGCCTAATTTTCCAACCGGAGCATCTGGATTTGATCTTATCAGTGCTTTCCCGTTACCGTTTGTTCGGGACCAGGATGTGGCGAATGTGGGAAATACTTGTCAGTTCACAATTCGTTTGACACATACACCCAAAATAAGTGCAGTGGGTGTGCGATATCTTATTAGTCGTCCTTACGGAATCTGATTATTTTGCTCTTGCGTATTTAAAAGGGGATTCTGCGAAAGCTGCAAATATAATTGTACCACCATTACTTGCAGTTGTGTTGCTTCTTAACTTAAATCCATTTGAAACATAGTCCATGATTGGAGGGGAGTAGGGACCTCCCTCTGTATTTGAATAGTTTGGGTAAATCTCAACATCATAACCATTGTAAATAGACCTTGCCGTGTCCTTAATAATCCAAGGTTCGGCAGAGTCCGTTCTTTTTATCATTAAAAATCTCGGTCTAAACCCACAATAAACAAACGGACCATCTGTCGAGGCATTTCCTGCGTAGCTTCCGAACTTTGAATAGCCGTCTATTTCAGCGAAGCAGTAGGCAATCATATTCACACTTGCTACCGATAATCCACCGCCAGTAACACCAAAGACTGATGGTGTGGGAAGGCTAGCTCCCCACACGGTGGAAAATGTTACAACTGCATCAGTAGTGTTTAGTCGTAAGAATTTTGATGTAGTATCACAAACTGAAGAATGATAAACACCCCAATTATTGACATTTGTATCCCTGTTTTTTGCAATTATCATTTTTGGTACAACGCCAAGACCGTGACCAACAGTTTCTTGATTTGTTCCAGATGCGTTGACAAAACTCACAATACTAAACCCAGCCTGCGGATTTGCCCTGACGGTGCTGGTGATAGAGCCATTAGTGTTAGTGGAGCTAGTTGAACTTGCTTGCCAAGCCCAAGCAACATAAGTTGAACCACTATTGTTGGCTGTTATACTGGTATTCAGGGTAAATCCATCCTGATTAAAATTAGTCAAAAATGAATCAGGCGAACCTGCTCTTGTGTTATTAGAACACAACACTTCTCCCGTTCCTCTTACAGTATCCGACAAAACATGACTTATATTCTGTGATCTACTTTTAACCCATACCAAATCCGGAGCAAATTTCAATCCAGATGGGGAAACAAATGTTGTTCCTGTTCCGTTGTATGTGATTGCATCAAAAAATGTTGAAGACTTTTTAATTGAAGGTATTGGTAAATTGGTTGTACAAAGAGCTTTGAATCCAGATGGGGGAGCATATCTCCAAGCCTGCTGTCCAAAATTCCAATCGTTTTGGTTTCCAGATGTGGCAGATCTACCTTGTCCTTCAAATACGTATGGACCATTTGTTAAACCTGTAAATGCAGTTCCCTGGCTGACTCCGTTTTTATAAAACACCAAATTTCCAGCATCTGCGTCAAATGCCACACCAATTACATCTCCTGAAGTATATGAAGCACCGTATGAAGTTCCAGAATTATTATTGTATTTGAGACCATTCAAATAATAACCATATGAAAAAGCCCCATTACCAACTATTAAACCAGTATCCTGTGTATCTTTTGCAATACCAACCGAGCTTTCTGCACCAATGGTTGTTATAGTTGCCTCTGCATACCATTTGCCAGAACTCATAGCAATGTTTGCTTGAACAGATTGCTGACCGGCCCCACCTGTTGTCCCGGCAATTGTAAGATTTCCATTGCTTAAATTTGCATAGGTTGATCCTCTTTTAAGTGGGTTAAATGTGCAATAATTACCTCGCACTTCTCCTCCTAATCCGGTATCCGTCCCATAATCTGTTGGACTATCCAAAAGACTGTCATTGCCTGCTCCTGATGTGACGGAGAGATTGGTAGCTACCCAATTATTATAACCTCCAGTAGGAAGAGATCTGTCTTCTCCCAGCGCCAAAGTCGGATTTTGAGCGGATGTCACCGTATACATATAAGGTCCTGCTGATGATCCTTGTTCAAGTTGTGCACCCCAAATATAACTTCCTTTTACGCCGTCTCCGTTACCAGTAAACTGATAGTTTATATTGAATGTTGTGTTCGCTCCTGTTCCAAGATTCACAGTACATGTGACACGATACCATCCATCCCCTACTGAAGTTATTGTTCCACCGATTGCTCCATTTATTCCATCGGTTACAGTTCCAGTAGCTAAATCAAAACCTATATAAGCAAAAACGCCATCTTTCTTTTGTATATAAAGTATTCCTGTAGTAAAATCCAAAGCTTTCAAATAAACAGAACTGGTCCATATTGCATTATCTGTTGCACTTCCTGTCGTGTAAAATTGACCCTGAACCTGCCCGTTATTAATGACCATCTTATCTGCTGTGTTTGTTCCATTTGGAGCAGTGGTTGCATTAGTAACGCATGTACATAGATATTTTGTCCAAAATACGTTTGAAAAATCCTCTGAATACGTAAAATAATTTGCTGTAGTAGATTGGTTTTGAAAAGGCAAATAAAAACCATTTGTTCCATATGTTCCAACATATTTTTTAGGCAACCATGATCCTGTAATTGAATCGGTATAACCAAAGCTGGAAGGATCCAACGCTTGTCCGTCGATGAAGTTAACTTCTGCTATATAACCGTTAAAGTAATTACCATTATACGTCCCAAGTCTTCCAATAGCCATTTCAACAGATGCTTGATTAAATCTGCTATCAGCACTAGGGCCTGGGTAGGTGCTTGCCCCATCAAATGCGGTTAACCTAACTCCGTTAACATATAGCTTCGCTCTCTCGGATGCCGTGGCTTGAGTTGAGTCGTATTGAGCAACCACATGATACCAAGCTGAGGTATCTCTAAATAGACTTGATGATTGGAGATACCAATCCCACCCACTTGTTGCGTAGTCCCCAAAGAACAATGTATCAGAGCCAAACCCGAGATATATACCAGTAGTCCCAGAGGGTGCTTGAGCGCTACCAAGAATATAATTAGCTTCGGCTGACCCAATTGTTGATCTCTTCACCCAAGCACTAAATGTCCAAGTTTTACGATTACCCGCAGCCGAAGGTGTTCTGCTTAAATACGCAGAGTCAGAAGGATTAAACCGCAGACTTCTGGATATTTTATAGCTGCCTGAACTACTGCTATAAGGTATTACAGAAGCGGATCCGAATGTGCTTTTGGCTGGCATTAATAATATTCATTCACTGAGGCTAAAACATTAAACACGGCATTGCCTCGTTTGATGATTGTATAAGCGTAATTTTGCAAAGCTCTTGTGTTGGAAACCACTGCTTGAGGAGTCAGACCATTCAGATAAAGTGGAGTAAATGTTGTTCCATCAATTTGAACGGCGCTATTATAATAAACTGTGGTTCCTGTTGAAACGATTGATACACAGGTGAAACTTTGACCTGCACTCATGATACTGTTCAAGCTTGTATTATTATCTCCACGGAAATTAACTATCCAGTTACCTGAAGAACTTAAAGTAAGGAAAAGAACAGATTGTGTGAGTATGTCAAAATTAACTGTACTGTTGGCACGAGAAGCCGAAAGTGTCACCTTTTCCTTGATTTCCTCCACGTATGTGGTTCCTGCTACAAAAAGCAGAGTATCTGGATTTGCTGTACCTATTCCGATTCTTCCATTGTTAGCAATATAAAGTGCATCACCGCTTTCACTGTCGAAGAATCTTGCAACGGGCTCATTTCCTGTTTGTTGAACTGTCAAAGCAGGACCAGTACCTGCATTGTAAACGCTGAGTGCACTTGTAACTGTAACAATAGTATCCAAAAATGTAAAAGTGCCGAGAGCGGTCAGATTACCTGATACTGTCAAATCACCATTTATGTTTCCCCCGGAAATTGGAACAAAATTTCCATTTACAAAACCTATGGTTGCATAAGTTGCGCTGTTGCTGCTGAATTGGGTATATGTATTGTTCCAATTTGCACTGTTAACAGAAACTGATGTATATGTATTGTTCCAATTCGATGAAAGTGTTGGAATGTCTCCTAAATTTACTGCTGTTCCTGTAAGATAATTAGAGCTGTTTCCTACAAGATTGGTGTATGCCAAAGTCCAATTCGATGAAAGTGTTGGAATGTCTCCTAAATTTACTGCTGTTCCTGTAAGATAATTAGAGCTGTTTCCTACAAGATTGGTGTATGCCAAAGACCAGAAAGCACTATTCACATTTGTTGTGGAATAAACACTATTCCAATTCGGATTGTTTGCGCTAACAGTTACGCTTCCTACATTTCCACTGATAAGTATATTTTCTCCGGCAATGATTTGGGCAACACTTCCTGAAACGGCGGCATTCCAAGTTGCGCTATTCACATTTGTTGTTGTATAAACACTGTTCCATGAAGACGAGGCATTTCTGACTGAAGTGTATGTACTGTCCAAGGTGTCTGATAATGATGTTACTGTGCTATATACGCTATTCCAATTGGATGATGTGTTATAGACTGAAGTGTATGTACTGTTCCAATTTGCACTGTTTGAATATAAAATAGTATAAAGGTCATTACCGCTATTGGTTTCAAGAAAAGTGATAAGGTCCGCAACCGTTATCTTCAGTTCTTGCCGATTTCCATCAAAATCTGTGGTATATCCTACAAGATAATCGGAAGCAGAAAGACTGGTTCCGGTTTTATTTTCAAAATCACTAAAATTTACAATAAGACCCATTTGTAATATTTACAAAAATGGGATGGAATATTAGATACCAAATTTTCTGTATAATTCTTTTTCTTTGTTTTCTGCTGCCAGAGCTTGTTTTTGATCCTTAAGAAGATCCTCCATTTTAAGAAGATCTTGTGGATTGAATATGGCTTGATCTTCACCATATGAACCGCCTTCTGGAGTGATATAAAGCTTGGCAATTGCTATTCTTTCTTCAGGTGCTCCATGCAGATCAATAACCGCCGGAGAATCATTTTTTGGAAAAAATGCAAAACAACCATCTTTCCGATATCTGCTGTAAATTTCTTTGAAAATAACATCAATTTCTTCCAGATATTTTAAATCTTTTTTGGTATCAGTTTCCCTCAACACAATCTTGTTGGCTGGACTTGTGACCATTAAAAATATAATATCCAGTGAACGCATGCTTTCTATGACTAATGGAATGGTTTTTTCCAACAGATAAGGATCACACCCTTTGTTTCCTTTTTCATGACCCCACATGCTGTATACAAGATTGTCCAAAGGACAACGATCATGAATCACATTGTCATCCTTTTTATAACTTGAAACCTGTTCAACCAATTGATTTAAAACCCTCAATTGTGTTTTGCCATCCGTGTTCTGACTGTGCTTGTTCTTTTTAATTTCAGACCTATAAGTTTTTTCTGGAGTTTTATACTCAGGCCACTGTTTTATAAAGTCATTAACAAATGTGGTTTTACCCAACCTACCTGCACCGCTTACAGCTATACGCATAGGATTATCTTACCTTATGCCTTTATTATTCAATAATTTATTTTACTTTTATTGAAGCAATTATTTTGACAATAAATTTCAAAAGCTTGCTTCGTGTAATATCTTCTTCAGTGAAATGAAAAGCATGTATTCCGTTTTTGTTGCTTTCATCCGTATCAAAAGCCCGCATAATTTTTTCAAAACCAGATTTTTGAATATCAGATTGAAGGCTGTCTCCTATGATGAATAATTTACAATTTTTTCCAAAACGTGTAAGAATTGTTACCAATTCACTATGTTCTAGATTTTGTGCTTCGTCCACAATAACCACATTGTTTGTGAATGTGGCTCCTCGAAGAAAATTAACAGGTATGCTTTTTAGATAATTGCTTTCAAAAAGCATGGTTGTGATTTGTTTGCCCACAAGTTCATCACATTTTTCTATCAAAGGAATGCTCCAAGGTTTAAATTTGTCATCCACTTCACCGGGAAGACTTCCTAGTTTTCTTGTGGCTGATTCCACAATGCTTCGAATATAAACAATTTCGTCTATCTTCTTTTCTTTAAGCATGGAAAGAGCAACGAAAACAGCAAGATATGTTTTGCTACTTCCGGCTGGACCGTCACAAAAAAGGATCTGGGAATCCTCTTCCATGGCTTTTTCCACAAAAGCTTTGTGATGATCGTTAAGATGAAACTTTTGATCGATTCTAAAATTTAAAAAAATATCAGGTCGAATAATACCATCTTCATCACGAGCAACTTTTGCAGACTTTTTAGCCTGCTTGTTCTTTTTTCCCATCAATATTATTTATCAATTTTTAACCTGTAATTGAAGCAATTCTTTTACTGCATCTTCAAAGCTTACCTGTTTTAAGGTGCTTTTAGGTATATCTGGTTCAGGAGGATCAAACTGTTGAACAATCTGTGAAAGTTGATTGAGAATTTTGTTCTCAAACTGTTTTCCTTTAATATCGGGTATTTTTTCAACCCAATCCATTTAATTACCCCAGCTTGTTCCAGCAAAAGGATTGCCAAAACCACTTGTTATCTTATTTCCTACTTGTGCAGGTTTTGGACCATCTTGATTGATCTGTTGTTGAACAGGTTTAGGTTCTTCCTTTTTCTGTTCATTCAAAAGAACTTGATTGCTTGTGGAACCTTTATTGTCATGATTTTCATAAATGATTTCACCCCCTTCATTGCCTGAAACTTTGAAGATTCCCAGTTCTAAACCAAGTGAGAAGAAATCTTTTATCTTTTTAAGTGATATCTTTTTATCTTTTACTTTGTTATATATTTCATTAATTTTATATATCATATAGTATATCTTATATCCTTATTATATTAATCAATATATTATCTATATTACTTTATATTAGTATTATTAATATTATATATTATATAATGTCCTTGGATTTAACCAAGTTTATTTAATTTTTCGACAAAAAAAGTCAAGTTTATTTCTTGAACTGATATGTTTCAGACAGAAGTTGGTTTACAAGATCATCAAACTTAACTTCTTCTTTCATAGCTTTCTTGGTAGCAGTAGCATACATGACTTCTTTGGCACGTTTTCCATAGCGTTCTTTCATGCCCTTCAATCCTTTTTTCATACCTTTAACAATTTTTTCGCGTTTTGTTTTTTGAGCAGAAGTCATCTTTTTTTCATTAATTGTACTCATATTTTTATTTACCTTTTTTTATCATTTTTGTATTAAAGTTAACAGGATTTTGATTTGGATTATTTGCTAAAACAGCAGGAATGTATGTTTTACCATTTTTTGCTTGAAATTCAGGTCCCACAATTGTATAGCTTTTACCTTTCCAAACAATTTCTCCTTTTTTAGTTTGTTCAGCATATTCAGCAGAAGGTGATTGATTATCATCATCATCATCATTTTTTTTAGGTTCACCCGAATCTGTGGCTTGCCAAGTTTTTGTAGTAGGATCATATTGCAATTTTGCAGAAAATTGATCTTTTAATTTGTTTTGATCATCATAAACAAAAAAGTTTGCAGAAGGACTACCAAGACCAAATTTAACAAGAATCGAATTGACCTTTTCATAATCTTCAAAAGGAGGATTTACCCGTACATTTTTTAATTGTACAAATGATTCGCCTCCTGATTGTTTATCACCCAGTACAGATCCTGTAATAACGTGATTTGCACCTTTCTTATCATATTCAATGCTGAATTGTTGACCAGTACGAGGACGATCTTTATGAAACATGCTGCTTCTTTGTTTGAAATCAAAACCACCTGTTTTTGTTTTTTGAAGTGTTTTTCCAATTCGACCCATGATATTATATGCACCAGCAACTTTTTGACCAAGTGTTTTGGCATCTTTACCAAATGCCACATCCTTTCCTATGTCTGCTGCTTTGCCAAGAGTTCTGCGAACAAGTCCTCCGCTTTTTGCTCCAGGAATTTTACTTGCAACAGAAGCAAGAGTATCTGTTGCTTTTTGCGCAGCTTTTCCTAAAGGTCCTTGTTCATTCAATGCGGACTCTGTATTAAAAGAACGATATGCATTTTTAATGTCATCATCTGTTCCTCCATTTTGTTTGGCCAACAATTCAACTTCATCAAATGTGGAAGAATTTTGTATCTGTTGCAAAACTTGTTCAGGCACCTTGTTAAGAATCAAACGAATAAGATTACGTTTAAATTCATTAAGATTATTTGAAAGAACATTCAATCCTTTGGCAAAAACAGCAGTTTGACGAACCTGATTGTTAGGATCCACAACAAGAATATTCAATACACCTTCGTTCTCATTCAAAACATAACCTTCATAGCTAGTGTTTCCGTCGAAATCTTCAAGGTTACTAATGGCTGGATCAATTTTAAAACGCATGCGGCGAAGCTTCAGCTTCTCTGTAATTGTTTGCAAAATGCTATCTTCAAATTTCACAATATTATTTAGTAAATATTTATGTGCATATCATTATAAATGCACAGTTGGTTAATCCACCTTCCAGTGTTAGTTGTTTCAGAACATTAACAATGGTTGCACATGTATTTTGTAAACATACGGTTTTACTTGAGACGGATTATGAAAAAGACTCTTATTACAGATTTTTAAAAAAATTCGGGGCTATGGACTTTGTTGATGATATTCTGAATACAGGAGAGGAAACAGGATTAAGATTTGATATTGAACCCAGATTTGCACCTAGCCACATTTTGGATCGCATAGACCATTACAATTTGGATCAATGCTTAGAACTGATGGGCTATAAAATTTAAGCAACATCCCGACCAACAGTATTTCCACCACCAACATTAGCCGGAGGTGTAGCAACATAATTCAAACTAGGCTTTTCGCTAAATTGACCTTTCTTTTCATTATAAGCAGGCAATACATATTCTTTGTTCACATCAATAACAATACCTAATTGTGAAATAAATTTTTTACCAATAAGAACAGGTTGATCGTTTTGTGTCCTGTCTCCTATGCTGAAAGGAACCATCTTGTATAAGACACCCCCAAAAACGATGTCTAATGCCACTAGGGGACGTTTTTCCTGCTCACCCGCCCCGATATGTATGCTGACCATGTCCAGAAGAGGTCTGGTCAGTTCTACATCATTTACACTTGTGAATTTTGCGTACTTATAGCCATTCTTTTCAATGATCTCGGCATTTACACCGCAAAGCACATTGTTGCTGTCGTTTCCGCTATCGATTTTGGCATCTACGTTTCCCAGACCATCAATATAAACCTTTTCAACTAAACCTATGGTTTGATATTGAAATTTTTCAAAAAAGAAACGAAAAGGTTTGAAGCTTTCCTTATTCAATTGAATTTCTGTTTTTTCCAGCTTGTCACCTTTGTTCCAATTTTTACCACCATTAGTGGCTTTATATTCAACTTTATTGCCAACAATATTTCCTTTTTTACCTTTTATTTTGGTAACTTTGGTAACCTTTCCCTTGCTCTTGTAATGCTTGCAGCTTGGATTGGTATTTTTGATAGTATCACCCTTATGCAGTTCATTTGGAGCCAGCTTGCAAATACCTTTCTTCATAAAGATATTTAATTATTTGGCGGGTGCGCCTTTTTTCCAACTGATGCGCTTGCCACTCTTTTTAAGCCGCTTACGACTGCTGCACATGCTTTTGGTGGGACGACAAGCAGGATAACCTTTACGTTTTTCACCCTTTTGACGACCACAAGGCTTTCCAGTTTTACAATCTATCCATCCTTTGCCTTTGTTGTGACCAAACCAGTCTCGAAGAGATTCTTCCTTTATGATCTCAAGTATTCGATTGTCAAACAAAGTGGTCATTTCTTTTTGGATTTACCCCAGTTTTTTGATCCTACTTTTCTACATTTACTCAAAGCTCCACTGGCATATGCACTAGGCCAAACTTTATAACGACGTTTAACTTTGTGATAACAAGCATCTCGTTTGGCTTTTTTCTTGGTGGCTTCTTCAAGAAGCTGACTTACTAGATCGTTGAAGTTCATTATGTTCACCAATTTTTACAACTAAAATATTTGGCGGTACCTGGCTTTGCCGTGGAACATTTGTGTCTGGCACGAAAACTTTTTCGTTTTTTTGGATTGCTTTTTTTGATGCGCAATTTAGGATCACCATAATGAACCCTCTTTAATTTTCCATCAACCCGTGTACAACGCATATATTTTTTGTCAGAACGTGTAGATTGTTGTTGGCCAGTAACCTTGGTGCATCTTGCACCTTTCTTTTCCATAACAACACCTTCTTTTACTTCTTCGTTGTCTTCGTTCCCACCGTAATATCCATAATCTTCATCTGTACCAAGACCTGCACTGGCAAGAGCTTCTGCATCATCACTCATATCATCAGAACCTCTTGGTTCAGAATCTTCAGACCGATCTTCTTCTTTTTTAAGATTTTCAAGATAATCGGATATGGTAGTAATATAATCATCAGCAAGAGTTATTTTGCTTTGAACCCAACCTTCAAATTGATCGTTGTTTTGAATCATTCCTATCATATGATCAATTTTATCCCGCATGCTCTTTAATTGATAAAGTGCCATTCTTCCTTCATCATCACCTTCAGGAGAATGATTTTCATTCAAATTGCTCATGATTTTGTCAAAAGCATTACTGAAACTGCTTTCTTCTCTCATGCTTTCGGGATCACTTTCAATATCATGTGGCTCATCTTCAAATTGATTAACTTCTTTTTCGGCACGATATGCCAGTTTAAACGCTTCAGGTCCAATAGCGTTTTTTATAAATTGTAATACTTCGCTATCTCCCCGAAATTTGTAAGGAAATAGATTTCTGGTTTGAAGAAGCAAATTGATTAAATCGGGTTGGGCATCTATTATTTTTGTCTTTTCCTGATTATTTTTTTCTAAATCTTTTATTGCTTGTTTTGCTTTATCCAAAGCAGCTTTTGGACTCATAGATACAGCAGTGCCTGATTCTTCGCCTTCATTTGGAGCATATTCATATCCTTCAGGAATGCTGTCCAAAGTCTTTTTGATTACATGAGGTCTGAAAACAGAAAGCAATTGGCTGTAATTTTCGAAAATATATGCAAGAGATGGCTTTTTCTTATGCTCTTTAACGATATCTTTTAAAATAATATCCAGATCATTTTCATCCATATCATATTCTACATTAATGTTTTTCATATATTTGT